AATTAAAACCATCTGAATTCATTTTTCTAATTTTTGCTTTAATATCATTTACCGATATTGTTCCTGAATTATATTTTAATAATTTCAACTTACCACTTGACATGGCTTGTGCTTCAGATATTACTAATTTAATTTCTTCCGGATTTTCTGATAACTCGTCGGGTTCAATACCTGTCCATATTGTATAATGTTTTCTTTTTATTGCCCCCGGATTATCTTCAAAAAATATTTGAAGTACGTTAAAATCATGATTATATGCTGAATTAGCTATTTTTGTTAATATCGTGGTTTTACCCACGCCTGTTGGGGCAAGAATAACACCTAATTCACTTCTACCTAAACCACCTTTTAAAACATTATCAATACCCACAATACCGGTTGGTATTGGTTTTCTATAATCTTTCTCTAATGTACCATCTATATCATCAAAAACGTCAGTTGTATCATCACCTACAATACCTACTTGTAAGGCATTTTGTATTATTTCTTCAATTCTATGGTAATCTTCAAAATCACCATTTTCAATAATATAATTTACATTTTTTAATTCCTTTTTAAGATTTTGTTGTTTACAAAAATTTAAAGCAGAATCTTTTACATATGATGTATCTTTATCATCATTTTTAATATTATCCAAAGTATCAATATGTATTCTTGATGAATCTTTATTGGTATTTTCTGCTAATATTTTCTGTACAATTGTTTCGTAATTCGGGAGTTTTTTATATGTACCAAATAACTCCTTTATATTTTCTATTATATATCTAAATGAACTATTATCAAAAAATTTTGTTTCTAAAACATCTATTATTACCTCACCATATTTTTTATCTTCAATAATCGCTTTTATAAGTGATTGTTGAAATGAAAAACCTAAGTACCCAAAATTCTTTTCTTCCATTTTTTTTATTTAATTAAATTACCTAATTCGTGTTCCAATTGAAAATTTACTTGGTTTTTGAAATCGTAATTTAAATATTTCGTTTTAACATTTTTTCTTGATAATATATCCGTTAGGGTATTTAATATTTTTGTTAGTTTAGGTCTAATATCAACGGCATATCTAACCTTTGGTGGGAAATGAAATGCCGGAAATATTCTTTCCATAAATATTGTTTCATTGTGTTTTATTTGTAATGAAAAGTAAGCTTTATTAATATCAACTGAATCTTCTACGTATTTATAACGCTCTAACATTTGACTATTATCATTTAGATAATTTAAAGTGTTATTTTTTAATTCAGATGATATTTCTTTACAAATTTTTTGGATATATTCATTAAGTTCTAATGAATTTTTTGCTTTTGGTTGATGGTTATTTACACTAAAAAACCTTTGACACACTATATTATTTTCAAGGGTTAATTTAAATTCAAACTTTGTTGCATTGTCATTGTTCATCTTCTATTGTTACTTTAATTGTTCTTTTATTTTTTTCTTTTCTTGTTAATCTTAAAAATGGATTTAAAAATTTTATCCACGCATCATCAGATTTTGGTAATACATTGAATAGACCATCTTGTATCATCATTTTCATTGTATTTTTATATGAACGTCCTTCCGGATCTAATTCTTCATATATTAAGTCTCGTATATGTTCTTTTGCTTCTTCTGTTAATATTGGTTTATCTAAATTTACAATTTGTTCATTAATATCAAAAAATTCTTGCCCAAATACCCCATGTTTTGTTACACCAGTTAATAAATTAGTAATTAATTTATTTTTCTTATCAGCTTCAAAAATATTATTACTTTTTTTGATTATATAATCAATTGTTAACAGTTGTGTTTTTACTTCAGGGAAATGTTTTACAAATGATTTTATACCCATATTTTTAATACCTGCAATATTATCAGAAGCATCGCCACATAACATTTTTATAATTTTAACATTTTCAATTAAAACCTCATTATATTGATACATAATAATATCATTTGGTTTATATAATTTATGATGTGATGGATTATATATTTGTGTGTTGTATGAAACCAATTGTGTTAGGTCACCATCAGATGAATATATTATTTTATTTTCATTTGAATTTTGACTATAATATGCTATATTATCATCTGATTCACAATACATATATTCACCTTGTCTTACATATAACTCCTCTAAATATTGTTTTAATCTATTTCTTTGGTAGTTATATGAACTTAATTCTTCTTCTGTTCTTAATTTGTTTTTTCTATTCGCTTTATATAAATCATAAATTTTTTTTCTTGATTGTGAACCTTCTTCACCATCCCAAAAAACAACAATTTTTTCTAAATTATAATATTCAAACGCTTTTCTAAGTGTGTTAAGAACATGATAAATACCACCTATATGTTGCCCTTTATAAAAAAAGTTTTTACATCCGTAGAAACCGATGGTTAATAAATTATCCCCATCTACCAATAAAGTTGCCATTTCTATTTATTTAAATTAATATTTTTCAATCTTCATCATCCACATCTGGTGAATCACTCAAAACATAATCACCTGATGTACCTAAAACAGTATTCCAATAATCAGAATATTCTTTTTTATACTTATCAATAGATTCTTTCGTATCTGCAATATATCCTTGTGGTACAGCAATTAATTTACCATCTTTATATGCAATACCATTAACATGGTTTTTCAAAATAGATACTTTTGTTCTAATTGCGAACGATACTTTTCTACCATCTTTTATTGCATCAATATGACTAATACCTGCTCTTGATTGCCCACCAAATAAAAATACAATAGATGCTGCAAGCCATATTGCTTCACCACCTTTTGCTTTAATCGTTGGTTGTCCAAATATATTCTCAGGTAAGGCTACCCAGGGCTGATTCGTTATTATTAACGTATTATAATACGGATAACTTTCTTTTTTTGATTTTGAAATTCTTGTATGAATACCCATACCAATTCTATCGGATAATACTCTTGCATTATGCATTGATCCACCTTTACCATCAAATGTCATTTGACATGGTATTGAACCTACTGAATCCCATAAAAATACTAATGAATGTGGTAAATTACCTTTTTCTTGTGCATCTAGTACATCATTAATAAAATCTGTTGCTTGTTCAATTGTATCAAATGAATCGTTGAATATAAAATCACCATCCCATTCACCATCTTCGTTTTTTGTTGCTTGTAATCCAAGCTGTACTGCATGTTCCCAACTCCATTTTTTTTCTGTTATAATAAACACAGGTAAATGTCCTTTTTTTTGTGCATCAACAGCGGTTAAAATTAATGTTGTTGTTTTACTTGTATTACTGTGTCCTAATAACATGTTTATACCACCCATAACAGGACCAGGTAATCCACATGCATTTAAAAATGCTTCTCCACAAAAATAAAATTCAGTTTCTTTATATTTTGTTTTTGTTGAAAATTGCTCTTTATAATTAAATTCTTTTTTCTTGATTGCCATTTAAATTGTTTTTTAATATACTCGGACATAAATTTAAAACAATGTCCGAGTATATGTTTAGTTTATTGATTATTAAAGTGTTATAAATTTACTTCAATGTCTTAGTTAACCAATTAAATTAAAATGGTAAATCTTCTTCAGGTTCATTGTTTGCCTGTTCGTCAGGAGCAACTACTGTTTCTGATTTAACTTTTGATGGTGAGGTTATTGTTTCTTCATTTGTAGTTGTTGAAACCCATTTACCAGTTACACCATCCCAACGTGGTTCATCGCCTCTTGCTACCATATCCAAATAATCTTCTGATTTTTTTGAATAAACATCAGACCATACAGTTGGTTCATTTACCCATTCTTCTGATGTTTTAGCATCAGTATGTAATGGTGATTTATCTTCATGTATCACTGATGTTACAGTAGTATATTCATTACCGTTACCGGCTTTACTTAGGTTTAATGATAAGATTATATCACGACCTTCATTAACATCCGTTATATCACCTTTTGTTTGGAAAATACTGAATATTTTATCATATATTCCTTCGCCTTTTGTGTTATGTTTAAATCTCCAAAATTTTGGCCCATCTGCTTCGTTATCTCTATCAATAACTTTTACAATATAAAATTTACGTGAACGATATTGATATGATAATAGTTTATCTGATTCAACACCTGTCATTTGTAATTCCTCATAAATTTCATGCAACG